GTTGCTCCCAGCTGTCGATGTAAGCACATAGCATTTATTTGTAGCTGTAGGAGCTATTCCAGTGAGAGCAGCGCCTTCAAAGTTAATGGCTACGTTGGCTGCTGAGTTATTCTGAATGAGCAAAAAGTTCCGAAACGGCTTTGCTGCCGCAATCGTAACGCTTGTTGCCGTAGCGATAGTGGGAGTTGTCGTTGTTGTATTGCCAGCAAAACTTGTCATAAATCACCTAAAAAGTTGGGGGGATTGCTCCCCCCGTTAGCTTATGTAGCCTTGGTGAACTTCAGATAAAAGTAAGAAGTTCCATTAGATACAACTACAAAGCAGTTAGTATCAGCATCAGCATCTTTTACAATACCGACAAAACCAGAACCTACAGTTGCTGGAGCGCCGAACGAAGTCGTCAACTCAGCCGCTGTTGGAGTAGTGTCATTAACATCATTGATAGCTTGCTTGGTGCGAACACCCGCCGCTGTAGCATCAACTACCGACGTATTTACGCCGTCAGTTACTGCCGCAGAAAGCTCAGCTGGCATACCAAGACCCATAAGGGTTTGTGCACTTGCCATAAATCCTCCCTAAAAAGGGGGGTTGTTACACCCCCCTAGTTGGTTAGTTCACCCGAAGATGACCAGTCGATTTAAGCTCGACTGTTCCAGCTCCGGTGAGAGTTGTAAGACCAACTACGTTCTTAATAAGAGTCGTAGAAGCATCATCAGCAACACCAGCAGTAGCAGTGGTATTGAGGTTAGCATCCGCAGCGTATGAAGCCGCAGCCTTCCCCTGAATGCCAGTTCCTACACCGCCGCCAAATACACCGCCAACCCATACCCAGAGGTATTCGTCGTCGCTAGCAGCAACTTGAGCTACACCAACCTGCAAAGCATTAGACCCTGCATTGGTTGTAGTAAGTTCAACGGCTTGCCCATCATCGCTAATCTTTACGAAAGCGTATTGAGCAATAGCTCCATCTGCTTGTACGAATACAAAGTCTCCCTCTGGAGTCGATCCAACAGCACCGACTTTAGCTGGAAGGCTAAGGTTATTAGTTGTGGTGAATGACTTCTTATAATCAACACCAAAAGATCCTACCTGTGACATAGTCTGTTACCTCCTTAATTAAGCGTAAATAACAGCCTGAAGCGCAGGTGCTGAGCAGCAAAGGTTTCCTTCAACGATAATAACCGTGAAGAAAGCATCCTGATCAACTGGTCGAGCCATCTCTGGAGCGAGAGGCTTGAAGTCAGCGCCACGAACCATATCGAATGTCCAGTACTTCGTATTAAGAAGTCGGCAAGAATTGGTCTCAAGAACAGACGACCCATATCCACCGTCAAATACGAAATCACATCCGTCATAGCTAAGCACACGGAATCCAGCTACAGCTTTCTTTGCAGGAAGCTGAATACGCTGAATAGCGGTGAGAGAGCTGTGAAGGTACTTCCAAGCTGTCCGATCCATGAGTCCCAAATCAGGCTGCTCATCGCCACGAGTTACCTGGCTGATAGCATCAGTGATTTGCTCCTGAACGTTTGAAGCAGAAAGCGTAACGTTTACAGCAAGGTTACGAGCCCAAGTGTTAGTTCCACGGTCAATAGTTCCGTAGGTTCCAGACCCAGGAGATGTGCTTACTGCTTTCTTGATACCGTCAAACTCAAGTCCACCGGAACCAGTTCCATCGCCACGAAGCGAGGTGGAAACGGTGTTTTTAAGTCGGCTGATAGCAGCTTTCATCTTCATCTCAGCGAGATCAAGAAGAACTGCCTCATCACGGTTAGCACGACGCTCACGACCCGAAATCGCTACAGGCTCATAAACCTGCTTGATAGCGAATCGAAATGCAGTTGCATCGTCGATTGCAGAAAGATCGAATGAATCAAATCCAGCGTAGAATCCACCTACAGCCGCATCATTGTACATGATTGGCTTACGGAGTTCATATCCACCGGAAAATTTACGAACAAGACCCTGGTCGTCCAGCGAAGCAAGAAGCGGGTTATGGTGAAGAACCTCATCCGCAATAGCATCTGACTGGTCGAAAAGGGTCGCTACGATTGCCTCTTCTAAATTAGCCATTTTAAGTTATCCCTTATAGTTATGGGACAACCTTAAACAGCTATTCTCCAGATAGGCGACGCCGCAGGTTGTCCCGAATGTCTTTCGTTACTATCCTGGGAGTTCCGCTACCAGCAGAGCCAGATATGGTCTTAGCAGCCTTTTTCGCTTTTTCTGTAGCTACTTGTTGCTGCTGAATTACCGGCGCTGCCTGGAGCCTTTGAGCTAATCCAGAAAACGTCGGATTGCCGTTTACGACATAGTTATAGGCGGTTTCTAGGATCTCTTCGGCAGAGCTATACCTACCTGTACCTGTCAATGCCTGTACCACGGGGGCCATCTCAGCCTCTAATTGAGAAGCTGTTTCAGGGTCACGGAACAATGGCTTACGACTTACGAACGATTCTACAGTGCGTTGATTCATGTACTCAACTGCTTTTTTTTCTTGCTCTTGCTGTATTGCTCTAAACCGCTCTTCAGCTATTCGCTCGGCTTGGTCTTTTGTCAGGTAGTTTTGATAGTCAGGCTTTGGGTCGCCATTCTGCTGCTCGGCTAAATCCTGGGGAGAAAGCCCATAAGCCTCAAGCCATTCAATAGCCGTTTGAACTGGGTTGGCTTGCATTGCCTTATCCCAGGCAATAGACCGGCGTGTGACATCAGCAATAGAAATGCCGTCTCTAGCGTAATCATCCTCGTACTGCTTTATTACGTTATAAACATTAGCTGTTTGGTCCCTTAACTGATTTACTTCTTGCATCTTACGGTCGTACTGAGTACGAGTTTCGTATGCACGACGGTTCAGATAGGATTGTAAAACATGAGCATTTTCAGGCGTAGGATTAAGAAACGCTTCTTTTTCTGCCTTGTTCATATCCGCAGGTGGCGCAAATGCCATTGTTGGCGTTTCCTCTGCAACCGGCTCTATTTCAGCTGTTGCCTCCTGCTGAGCTTCTTCAACGGGCTCCTCTACACTATCCTCTTCTTTTGTGTTTTTAAGCTGCTTGCTCAATGCCTCACGAATAGATAGCTCTGCTGGCTCTCTTTCCGCTACAACTTCGGTTGCTTCTACATCCTGAATATCATCTTCCATATCTATACCTTTCAATCATTTTGTCTTTTAGTTTGCTTACAAGTTCACGTTCAGAACGACCATTTTCACGATCTGTCTGATAACCTCTATCGTAAGCGTCTCCGACTTCTATTGCTCCAGCAGCTTTATATGCTGCTCGTAATTTACTTTTACTTGTATAAATTTCTTTTGGATTTAATGGATTACGAGTAGGCTCCATTTCATCTTGAATGAATAAATCTCTAGCGTTTGATTGTGCTCGCCTTGCCACCTCTTCAATCGGAACTACTTTTTTTTGCTCGTGACAATACTGATACAATTTGTATTTCATCAGTGATCCAAAATTAAAGCTATTAGTAGGTAACGAATCCGTTTCTTTCGTTCATCGCCTTGGACTTCCCCTGGTCTTACATCATCATACAATTTTGATTTGAGAATTGCACCTAGCTTTATAGGGTCTAGTTCAGCCGGTAATACGATGTCTTTCTGCCTAGCCTGAAGAAGCTGCGCTGCTATCGCCTCTTCTAAAGCGTCACTTTCCCGTTTTTTGCGCCTTTTGCGATATACGTCAAGAATATCGCTTGTATCCGGTGTAACAACCGTCCCGCCATACTGCTTAGGATTAAGCAATAAAAGTAAACTCATGCGGCTTTGATTATGTAATTTACTACAAGATAAGGAGGATTTTCAGCGCCCGATGTCATGGTAGCGTTACCATCAACACCACCAGTAACCAGTCCGATTTTACCTGTAATTGTAGTTGATGCGTATGAGCCAATCGCAGTATCGCCTTTTGGTGCCGTAGAAATGCTTGAACCGCCCCATGCGCTGTATCCGCTCGGACTGTTGCTTACAGCCAAATCAGCGCCAGTTCCCATTTCATGATAATGCGCAGGAACGCTATGAGTATGATCAACTGTTCCACCGGTGCCAGCTAAAGTATTTCCGGTGCCAGACGCTGCTTTACCCATTGGAAAGCGTTGCCGTAAATCTGGAAGGTTAAAAGTTGTTCCGCTAGCCGAGCCGTAAGTTGTGCCAATAACATCAAATAATTTAGGATAATCAGCACGATTTAAAGATGCACCATCGCAAATTAGCCAGTTAGCAGGTGCAGCATTGGTATACCAAATCATGCCAGCACCAACAGGAGTATCGCCACCGAAAACAGGCATTAGCTAATCTCCGTTACCCTCATTGAACCCGTAGGAGAGGTATCCCAGATAGCATCAATGGCACC